TGAACACGCGATTTATCAGTGAGCGGAACGCCAGTTACATATTTCGTCTTCTCACGATCAGTGATAATAGGCTTCCCTGGATCAAACGCATGGCCTTCACGCAACGCATCCAATTGATTGAATTGAAGGGGATCTCTCTCTGGAATCCCAAGTAGTGCGCCGAGATGAGACATACGTGCATCTTTCCTGCTAAGTCCAAGATTTGTGTCATCTCTGTCTGCCGCATACATCGTTCGCTGATTTCTCGCATTTGCATTAAATAAATCAACGTTGGTTAACGATTGGGCGCGATTTGTTCCATAGTTATTTAAGAGAGCATCTCGGTTTCTATTGTAAAGATTCGATGCATCGGTATCCCACTGACCAAAATTCGCCCGTCGATTGATTTCATCCTGCTGACGTGTCAGCGAAGATTCGCCCATGAGATACTTCAGCTGCTTTTCATCGAACTGATTACGAATCCTGGCAGCATTCGCCGCCGACCGTGCCTGGATATTCGCTGCATTCGCTGATGCACTATTCTGCATCTTTGTGCTGCCAAGGAGCGAAGCACTAGTAATTCCAGCAGCAGCTACAGTTGCCCCTATTGGCATGACAACACTTCAATATTAGAATGCATAATCTCTATCCTCAGATGATCGAATGCCACGACAATGGGACATTCACTTTCAATCGTGACTTCCTCGTACCCCGTCCACAGCGCCCATCGGTTATAAAAAGCGATGGCTTTCCACAAAAGACCCGACTGCAACATGCCAATCGTCGCTCCAACCATGGAATCGTGAACTGGATCGTCTGGGTGTGCTGCATGTTGATGATCTGTCAATATGTCATCCAACACGGTATGAAACCACTCCCCCATCCGCCGAGTATCTTTAGAGCTAACGGCCCACTTGTCAAGCTCCAGACTATAAAACCCTATCTGTTTCTTGGACGTGGGACTCCATGTTGAAAGGCTCTCAAACTGATGCCTAAATCCTGCAAGTTGCGTCAAGCCTTTTGCCGCGACATTGTCGAGTGGAACCTTGGTAATTAGTTCAACGCACGGGGTTGATGTAAACATGTACGCCAAGCCATCACGCATCGCGTGAATTGAAGACTGCCGAGTGCGCGTTGGCGCAAACATCGAATGCACTTCGTATCGACACGCGCCGTGATGCACAGCCACAAACCCCCCATCATCAGACACCAGAGCAATATTGGCTGTATCTGCAATGATGGCAGTCATGTCTATGAGGCCATCCCCTCCTATTAAAGGACGTACGGCTGGGTCATTGGCAATGACGTTCAATCCCGTGGCATCCCCTGTTCGTCGAACAATGTGGGCAGGGCGAAATGGAGGAATAGTAATCACAACACTTGCTCACACGTCACATCGACCCGATACTGCATCGTCGTCCCTCCACTAGAGGCATACGTGGTTGCATACGTAATACTAGAATCCTGATCAACACGCACCAAGACAGAGGACGTCCCGGTCGTAGCCGTTGTATTGCCGGTCATCGCTACGCTTGCCGAAGTACATGCCACCGCCTGCGTCCACCCAAATGTTACAATCAACGAACTACTGGTCGTCGCCGCTCTCGTTACCCGCGCCGCCATCGAGAGCCTATACAACCCTGGCGACACCGATGAAATCGAAAAAGCCGTCGCTGAGATTGATGCGGCGGCACCATTCGCAGAGGCCGATGCAACACGATTAGGCGTCGTATTCACTCGATCAGCCAATGCCAGCAGCCAATACCGCATCGCTTGCGTGACACGCCCTGTGATGCTGTTCTGCGTCACAGGCGTTTCAACGACATACTCAGGGACGGCGGCAAGTTGTGTCGCCATTACGCGAACCCTTGCCCAAAGAACCCGCGACCGTCAATCTCTGCGCCCATGATTCGCCACGGGATCGGGTCAGTCACCGTAATCTCTGGCACCCACATTTTCGTGCTCGACGGCAAGCGTGTCCAGACAACTTGTACGTTGTATTCCCCAATCTTCCCAGCCGAGGCCAAGCGCTGTCCTGACCATGTCTTCGCATTTGTGCTCGACCGCAACATAACCTGGGGGTCTGATCCTTGCCCTGTGGACGTGCCTAATCCTGTTTCCATGACCAGTTCCATGCGACTCACAAACATACGTCGCACACCTGGAGCACGGAACATTGGGGGAGGGATACGCAGCCGACGGATCACGTCACCATTACATTCTGTTGTAAAGGACGTATCCATGGAGCAAATCAACCCAGAGTCACGAGAACCGGTCAAATGCTTCCCGAAGCCATAGCAATGACTCCGTGGTGCCCACACGTCATAGATCCCCAAGGAGGCGTCCCAGACACCACGCTCATGCCACACGCCAGTGGTGAGATCGAAGACCCATGTCGCATTCGCTGAAGGGAATGTTAGGCAATAAAACGTATGACCGGCTTCGGAATACACCAATGCTTCGGCATCGGTAATAATCGAATCACGAGCATACCCGGCGATGGCCGTCTCTACCGCATAAGTGCTAATACGGGCCGGGACGACACCACTCGTGGCGACCACAATCCCCGCGCCATCTGCCGTTTGCGAGAGCCAACACATCGCCGTGCCGGCCAACTTAACGGAAAACGGTGCAGGAGTACCATAGCCAAAGACCGCACCGGGGACAGGCGCAAACGGGAACGGACTCGTTCCTGCGTCATACCAGACCTCTCCTGTCTGTTCTCCGATGAGCCAAATCTGGCGGCTCCCATCGACCACCATCGCCTTCCACGGATCAGGGGCGATACTCCGCTGAGCATACTGTGTCGCATCCCACGAGGTGCCGTCATTGAGTGCACTGATATAGAACTTTGAATCACTCGCATCAAAGGACAAGAAATAACCATCGATCATTCCCGCCATCGTGCATTTTCCTGCTAATGCAGAGATCGTGCTGAGTGTATTAGTCGCAATCGTGAGCAAGTATCCATTGTCACCAGACGCAATCAGTAATTCTCCTCCGGCATCGCCATTACTGGCAATTTGTGCTGGATTAGGATCATTCGTAACTGTTCCATTCGTGACAATCGACGCCGAGTTGCTTTCCGTGAATTTATATACGGCATCACCAATGACTCCATAGACGCGACCAGCCATCGAAAACAAGGCACGAGTATTTATATTGGAGAGCGTGACGTATTCCGAAAATCCTGGGCACGGATAGAGTGCGGCGACCCATGGGACGGAATTGGGTTCGATAGGCTCAGGATACCAATTCACTGTCCTCTCAAGATCAGCAAGAGGGCTTTGTGACTTATAGCTTCCCGAGATAAATCCGGGATAGAGCATTTACGTGTCCGAATAGATATTGTAATGAGGGCCAACGCCGCCGAAGATCACACCGGGAATCCCAGACGAGAGATCACTGAGACGCATATTGGCTCGCTTCACATCGGCCTTTGATTCATTGGCCGAAATCTGGAGATCAGGCGTCAATCCTGCATCAAACGCTGAGGAGATCTCTTTGGCTAGCCCCAATCGCAAGAAACGGCGATAGCCCGGAGGCAATGCCACCGTATCTGATAATGCCGTAAATTCTGAGACTGGCGTATGCGTATAGATCACGCCTTCGAGCGTGATGCTTGTTGGGATGGGATAGGGTGTTAGTAACCCAAAGCCAGACGCATCATATGTAGGGTTGTAATACCAGACCTGTGGGAAGACTGAGGTGAGTCCCTTTTGCGCGATCCCCGCGTATCCATCTTCCGTTAAGACAGGCCCAAGGTTGTATTCTATCGTGGGCGAGACAGAAGTATCCTGGAATCCAATGTTTTCAATAGACAGCGGCCCAGTCGGACGGGCGACATTCACCGTTGCCCCGACACCGACCGTATAACTCGATGCTGTTGAGAGTGTCCATGTTGTGCGTGTGATCGTATAGACCGTCAGGTTCTCTGTCGCTAGCCCGTTAATCCAGTCGTTGAGGCGCTCAAGCGCAAACGCAGAGTCATCCGCCGATGCGGTTTCCCCCGTCTGGATCACCCGCAAATCTTGCAGGCTTGCCGTAATCAGCTGTTGAACGGTCATTACACCTGATACAGAGCATTCATCAAGGTCGCCGTAGTATTTGTGCTATTCACGCGGATGCACTTAAGGTCGAGCCTCGTTCCAGCGGTCACCGTGAATGGCGCAAGACTCCCGTCCTCAAAGATCGCCACTACAACGCCGGCACCACCCACGAAAATCGCGTCCGCAGGAATCGCCTTTGTCGAGGGGCTTGCGGAATAAGTACTGCCATCAAAGTTGACGGTATCAGACTTCGTGATAACGGTCGCTCGATTGTATGTACCAGTTGCTTGTGCCATTAGTCAGGAACCACGACTCTCTTCCGGGGACGGCCACGCTTTTTCTGGGGAGCCGGGATAGACGGAAGATGAAGATGTGTTGCATCATCCGCAGTTTTCGCCTCTGCTTTCGCCATCTCACCCATACGCTGATCGCTGAAGTGTCGCATCGCCGCGATATCAGCCATAGATTTCTGATTATCTTCGTACCCAACAAGCGCTAGTTCAGGTGTGCCATACCATCCCTGCTTGAAGGACTTGTCCATCTCGTCCTGATCACCAACAATCATCTGACAAGATCGAGAGAAGGCTTCTCCAAGTGCATCCCCAGTCGCTGCAAGCGGATCGCCACACATAACTTTCCCATTTTCACGCGCTCTGGCCTGATAGACCATTTTCGGGAATGCTTCATATCCATTGGCGTCGAACCCCCCATGACGTTTCTGGGTATTCCACTTTGCCAATTCTCGTGAAAACTCGCTATCAGGATTGTGAATAATCGACATAGATCCTCAAGGAAAATGGGAGACGGCGCGAATGCCGCCCCCCATATGGTGAAACTCTTACGCGATAGCCACGTCAATCGCCGTAAGTGTGCCGCTGAACGGCGATGGCAACGGCACCCAAATGCTGTTAGCCGCGATGAGCAGCACTGAACACTGTCCGCTTCCGTCGAACGTCCCCACGTCGTATCCACTACCCGCATCCCCAAGACCGCCCGTGTACGTCACGGTGTGCGCGGCCTTCCCGTTTCCGACGATACAGAGGATGATCCCGTCCTGCGAGGAGTCCGGGTGGGCAATCGTCATCGCCAGCGCATCGGTGCCGTTGATGATCGCCGTCGTCCACTGTGCGACACCGAAGGATACCGCCCCGGCCGCAGAGTATGACGTGGTGGTAAACGCGATCAAGCCCGGCTGGAGATTCGAGGTGCCAGGAGCAGCGACAGTGAAATCTGCCGCATCCCCGTGCGTGACATTCGCTGAGGCGACATGTGTCGCCGTGGCGGTGCCATTCTGGCCCCTGAGCACCCCAACGGTTGTGCCGCTGACGTAACTCTGGAGCACCTGCATGAACTCGCCATCGACGAGCACAATGCGCCCTGCCGCAACAGAGGTTGCTGATGCGACAACAATGTCCGTATCTGTCACGGTGACAGCGGAACTCAGCGTTGTAGTTGCTAATGCCATGATTAACCCCAGACTCTCGCGGCAAGCCGCGCCTGAATCGTGGCCGCACCAATCAGAATATCCAAACGGCTTGGATTCTGATCCGTCCCAATCTGGTACTGCTCGACCATCCGAATAGAAAATCCGAGCGATTTGCTTCGCACGGTCGTCGATTCAGCGCCTGCACCGGGCTTCATCAAGTCGGCCATTACAAAGGCAAACGCATCGGGGTGATAGACAAACGACTGCGGACTTGACGTAGCCGCCAAGGTGCCGCCTGCCGCCGCAGTGGTGCCCAACACGGTAATGACCGCATCGTTCGCCGGTGAGGCATCAACGGTCTGGAGCTGCCCAGAAGTGATGATCGACGGCGAGATCGGCAAGGTCGCCATCACACCCGACGCATCCGAGGTCGTCGCCGTGATGACAAACTGCTGCAACCGCCCCGTGGACGAGTACGACAGCGGATTGACCGAGTTCACCCCAGCAATGGTGATAATGTCACCCTTGTTGAGGGTCGCCGCGCCCGAGGCCCAACCATTCGTCGCAATGGTGCTACCGGTCTGACTCGCGCCGTTAATCAGCGGGGTGCTTGCCGTGTAGGTGCCGGTCGTATGCGTCGGACGCACAGGATCCTGCAACCACTTATCGACGCCCAACTGCTTCCGCCCGAACATGCCCTCTTCATAGTTCTCAGAGATGACCGCCGTCGGATTGAAGAGCGAACTCGTCGTGTTGGCCAATGTACTCATCGCCAGCGGGTCAAGCACCGCCACGCGGCCCCGCAGCGGGGTCGAGAGATCGGTCAACTTCACGCCAGCCTGGAGATACGTCAAGGTGGCACTTGGGGTCGTACCGGGAGTACCTACTGACGAGTAGATGTCGGTATATACCGCATTGAACGCCAAGACCTCTGCCGCATTCGCAAGCGCCTCAGACCCTGGATTGACGTACCGCGCACGGATATTGTCAAGCTCAGTGGTGGCCTGCTGGCTTGAATAGCCAAAAGCTACATTCTTCTGGTTGGTCAGCGAGATCGGAACCGTCTGGTCATAGAGGTTCTGAAGCTGCAATGCCTGACCATCCGTCACGGTGAACCGCTGCGGGAGTCGTGCATTAACGGTATTGCCGACTTTCGCACCGGCAATTTCATACTGATCGTCGTATGTCCTGTTGACGTTCGCAAGAAACACGAGTTTATTAATAAACCCTCGTGCGACTTCTTTCGTCGTCCAAGACGGAGTAGCAAGAGTATTTGCCACGGGTCACGTCCTTTATTTAGAGTCGCCCACGCGCACGATCCTCAGCATTGGCTCGACGAAAATGTTCATCGAATGAGAGATCGTCCGTAATGGCGAATTCATCGGATACATGAGGCGATGTCCCGAGCGGCCTAACAGGACGTTTCGCGTTACTAACGACTCGGGCTGAGGCGCGCAGAGGAGCAGCTTCGAGTCGAGCTTCTATTTTCCCCATTTCCCGGTATGTTTCAGCCGGGTGCAGCGTGGAGATACGCTGAGATTCTTGCGGATTTGCAGAAAGCCACTGAAGGATTTCGATCCCTTGAGGGCTTTCCATTGCCAAATGTTGCATTGGCAGAGACATTGGCGTATCTAGATTCAACGAGGTGTCAAAGCCTGGATTCGACGATCTGGCTTCAGTCAATCGTTCGTTCCATTGTGAGAGTTTCGCTGATTCCGCATCGTTCTGCCGGCGAGTCTTATAGACCGATGCCCGTTCCTCTTCACGCTCTTGATATCGAGCGTCGGCAATAAATGATGCCATCGCCATCGAATAATCTTCATAGGACGTGAACTGATCAACTGTGGGTACCCCAGGCAATCCCTTGAATCGTTCCCAATCTCCTGGCCGCTGCGATTCTGGTGGCGATGAGGGCGTAATCAATTCCTGAATACGCGCTTCTGCGGCTTCTGCCCGACGTTCGGCTTCTCGCTGTTTTGAGACAGCAGACTTTACCGCTTCTGTAGGGTTATTCCTTCGATTAGATTTTGCTTTCGGAGCTTGTTCAGACGGATCGTCGATAGTCGGAGCAGAGTCATCGACAGTCTCTCCCCCCGCCTTCGATGCAGATGCGAGATCATCAGAGGCATCTGTCGAATCCACGTCAGAAAACGCTAATTCAATCTGGTCAACCGTCTCATGGTTGCTGTCAATCGTAATATCGTCCTGCGTGACCTGACCGGCGTCTGTATTCATAACCCCCTACTTAATACCATAATCTGAAACGATATGTCATTCTTCCGGTGGAAGTCCTCCGAGACTGATATCAATCCCAGCGTCGAGTGGCACAGCAATGACTGATTCTTCGAGAATCGGGGACTCCTGGCCAGATGAGCCGGATCGCGCTTTATCAGCGCGCAATTCCTGAGACATCAATTTCTCTCTTTCAAGAGTTTTCTCATGAGCCATCGTCACTTCCTGAGTGGCTGCATTAAATGCCTGAGCAACGTCCGTATCTGAGCTACTCACCTGAGCTTTGAATAGATATGAGGCTTCCTCAGCCTTGATCTTCATTGCGGTCACAGAGAGTTGCGTCTCATTCCGCATTCGTTCTATCTCAACCTTGGCTTGACGATCACCTTCTGCTCGCTGCGCTTCCATCTGCAATTCAGGCATCTTTGATTCGATTTCTTGCGTTTTCTCGTCAAGTGCCTTTGTGAGTTGCTCCACCATTTGTCCCGCTTGCTGCAACTGTTGCTGTAATTGCTGGGGATTTGGCGCATTCTCCTCACCCTGCAAGGGTGGCGGCAGGAGTTTTTTGATACGGGAAGCTGCTTCAAGGTGTCCGGGGAAATCCCTGAATTTCAGGTAAATATCACCCAAGACTTGGAAGAGTTGCGGTTGTGCTTGGAAGAGTTGCCCAAGTTCGTCGGCTCCTTCTTCAGACCGACTCTTATAGGATTTTCCAATGCTGACCGTAATCCCATACCGACCCTTTTTGAGATCATAATGTTGGATTCTCGGCTCAATCGACAATGAGGTATCAGGAGGCGGCTGAGGAGGAGGCATCCCCGGAGGCATTCCCGGAGGCATCCCCGAATCCATGCCGGGCGGCATTCCCGGTGGCATTCCAGGCATCATCGCCGGCGGCATCCCGGGCGGCATTCCTTGTTCCATCCCTGGAGGCATTGGCGGCGGAGGCATAGGAGCCATACCGCCTGTGGGCATTCCTCCACCACTATCCATCGACATTTGCGGTCGCTTTGTCTTAGGATCCATCGTGAACGGTGTATTGAGCATCACCGTACGCGAATTGTCCTCTAAGTCGAGAATGCGAGCGACACGTCCCGGTCGATCATAAATATACGGTATGAGGTCAAGAATGACTTTGGCTTCATAGGTCAGACTAATCTCGGCCAGATTATCGATGAAATGACTCGATCCTGCCTGATGCTGCTCTTGGAGTGCCAAAACCGCACGTCCACTTTTGGCATTCGTCGCCTGTTGCCCTAAAGCACTTTCATAGGCTCCAGTGCCTTCATGAATAAATTCTCTGGCTTGCTGCAAAAGAAGCATTGACGGGCCAAGACGCGATGTGTCCACCTGTGTCCGCTGCGGAGGAGGCGCAGGTATCCCGTTCAGCGAGACATTGCGATAACGTAAATATGGAAAATTGCGTACGTTGGCAAGCTGCCATTCCTGCTCGTGCCCCTCTTCTTGCCCTTCGACCATCGTATAGGGCGCTTTTGTCTCTAGACTCGCCATTTCGACGGCGCTGCTGGCGCTGTAATTCAACAACCGCACAGCATCTTTATTCGGCTCAATCATCCCGACCCATCGTCGTTCGCTCTCAAACGGGATGAGTTCTCGTCCGACGACGGGGATGATCGGTATATACCGTCCATCTTGTGTCTGGGCGGGTTCAAGCTCCTCGATAGCATTCATCACCGACCAATACAGGATCGGGACTTCTTCATCAATCGTGCGTGCGTCATCCCCATCACGAATACTTCGCTCTTCGGGGATTTCGTCATCGTAACTATCAGAGCCATCATCGAGGAGGACTCGTCGTCGGGTGCGTGTCTCGAGGCGATAATACTCAGCAACACGGACAGCACGTCCTGCCCCTTCGTCACCAGATATCCAACTTTGTGTCTCTACGCCTAAGGCAGAGAGTTCATCTTCACTAAATGCGGCCATGCTGCTCTTGGGATACCGACGTTTATAGGTGTCCCACGGCATATCGTTCGTAATGAACGCCCATGTCCCATCCGAGAAATCAGGTTCCTGCGCGAACGGATCCAAGACGACGCTGGCCTGTTGCAAGATGCGTTTAATGACAATACGCTGATCGAACGCATTATCGCTTTCAGGATCACGCTCTGTGATAACGCGATAAAAGCCTCGACCTGCCTTGACGGCTCGCTCAAACGCCCAACTTCTCGCCAATCCAGCGCGACTTTCGACCTCAATCCGACGATAGAGTCCCTGCAAGACTTCGGCAGTATCATCATCAGCCGTATCGGAGAGGGGATGAATCCCAATGCCCAAATGGGCGGCTTTTTCTGCGTTAATCGTTAATTGTATCGGGTGATCAAGCGTCGGAATCGAGAGCATGGGCCGCTGAGGAATCGCGACTCCGCCGACCAACTGGGGCTTGCGCTGCTCTCGCACATCATTCGGCCAGGACAGTTCCGGCACCTGAAAGCGCAATGCGTCCACCTCTCGCTTTCGCTGATCCATGTCCGC